AAATGCTTCAGTTATAGATAACCCATCAAAAGCTATCCTTGTTACACTTAAAGTTATTCCCACTGGAGATTGTGGAACTATCTCTATGTGACCATCCGTTCCAACTTCTGTTACCTTTTTATTTGTTCTACTTTGTGATTCTTGAAAAGATTGTATAGCGCCGACTGGTTCATTATTTGCAAATACAATTATCTGAGTAGAAAGACCCGTTCTTGATCTTCCACTATCTAATATACTTCCTGTTCTTGGATAATCTGCCATTTTTTAATCTCCTATGATATGCCAACTTCTATATCTATAAAGATATAGTTTATTGGGAATGCTGGTGCAAACCTAACGAAAACATTTATTTGCCTTGGATCAACTTTATCTTGTTCAACTTTTAATCCTGTAAAGTCTGTAATTATACCTTCAGTTATAAGTCCTGATAATGCTGATCTAACTTTTGCACCCATTAAGGCATATGTTGCATCACCCTGTACTTTTCCAATAAATCCTTTGACTACTTCTCTTAAAACATATTTTACTCTATCTCTAACAAACATTATAGATATTTCTTCATCTTCTATGAACCCAGATTGAGACGTTGTTCTTCCTGCCAACACTGCCCCTCCACCGACTATGGGCTGCAAAACTGTTGCGCCAACTTCGCCTAATGAATTTAAAATAACTGGAGGAAAAACTTTGTCTCTTAATATTGAAAACCCAGTTAAAGACTTGTTTGTTAATGGCAAAGCAACATTTTGCGTTGCAGAAAGAAATCCTCCTGCTGCCGCAGCAATATAAAACCCATCTAAAAACTTATTTGTTCCAGAAACATTTCTTACAATTTGATCAGGGAAGAAATAAACTGCTCTAGATGAAGTAAAGTTTTCATCAAGTTTAAAGTTTTGCAAATCTTCAATATTTTCGTTCAATACTTCTTCTGGATCATCCCCTTGTATACCCTCTATTACTCCTATATCTTCAACCGCAACTTGTTCATTTCCTATTAATGCCTGTGCAGAAACTCCAGATATTGCTCCGATTAAAGCCATTCTTTCTTTTTTATTTGCAACAGATGACATTATTTCACAGTGAGTAACTGCCTGCCTAAATATAGAAGACTTTGTTTGAGTGGGAAGAGGAACTACTATTTCCGTATCAAATGCCTCTAGTTTCTCAAATGCTTGAAACCAATTAGTGTCAAAAAAGTCATAATCTATTTCATCAATATAAGTGATTCTAAGGCCATCTCCTTCTTGTATAGTACCACTTTTAACTAAATCTCTATTTAATAATAAAGCAGCATCTAAATTTGTAATATTAGATGGATCAGAAATAACAAACTGTATATCGGAAGCTTCAGCAATTGGCGCTGCATTTGTAGTATAATGAATAACTTCTACTACTGAATCAGAAACAATTCCATTTGGAGCTATTTTTAATTCAGGCTCAAGAGAGTTATCTCCAAATAAATAATCTGATATATCGGATGATTTAGTAACAAGGGTTCCATCTTCTTTTTCTAAGCTAACTATTCTTATTTTAGAACCATTAGTTAAATCTGATTCATCAAAATCATATTCAAAAGTTGAAAAATATCCTTCTGAAGACTCTAAGGTTAAGCCTCCAAATGTGCCGCTTCCTATGTCGTCTTGCAAAGTGTTGACAATGGTATAAGAGTAACTAAAATCAGAGCTTCTAATAAATCTTTGAAGTCCAACTTTAGAATCAAATAATGAATCATAAAATTCTACTTTATTTGGAAATATCTGAATTTCTTTTCCGCCTCTTAATACTGATATTGAAACGCTCGTTCCAACTTTAGGCTTACCAGCTCTTAGGCCACTTGGTCTAGGTATTGTTATCATAAGATCGTCTAAGTCACAATCTTCATGATCACCACCACAAGCATTAAATCCACCTGCACCTCTCGCTGTCTTTTCTTCTATGAGAGTTTGAGTAACTTTTCTAGGCACAGAAGGCTTACATTGTACTGCCAGAATTCCAGGCGCTCCATTTTCAAAAGCCATTTGAGCACCTAAAGATAAAGTATTTTCCTCTGAGGGCAATCCGTGTTTTCTGTAAAGTCTATCTGCAGATGTAAAAAATTCTGGATCATTTAAATCTATTTCTGATACTAAGGAAACTTCTAATTTATCTGATTTCTTTAGAGCTTTTGAATCTACATCAATATAAAATTTATCTCCAACCTCAAATGGTGTTGTGCCTGGATTTATACCAACCATTATTACTCCATTTGATTCAAGTAAACTATAAGAAAGAGATGACTCCATAATTCCATTTGTACCCTTTCCTGTTGGAAAGACAACAGATTCATCATCATAGCTTACAACTCTAAGTCTTCTGGGCGAAGTTACAGACTTTACTTTGTATAGCCCTTTAACTTCATTGCCAGAGCATATGGCAAGTATTTTATCTATATCTTTACCAGAAAAACTTCCTCCAGTTACTGCAACTGTTCCGTCTAAATTTTTAGTGTGAGCCTGTGTCGGGTCATCCACAAAAACATCTGTAGCTCTAATTTCCCAAGAATATGTAGAAGCTCCTTCTCCATCATGATCTGGTGAAAGAATATCATTTAAAAGAGTTACTGTACTTTTATCAGTTGCAGAATCATACTCTATATCTACAATTTCATCTTCAACATATCCATCAATACATAAGTAGTCTCCAACTAATGCTTGGCCAAATGTAATTAAATCTCCAGGTATAACAAAAGTATTTGTACTATCAGTCGTTACATCGCCACTCAATACAACGGCTTCTCCGTCTCCAAACAAAGAAGATGACGCCACAAGAAGTCCGTCATCTGATGGAACCTTGTTCCCAGAGACTGCCCCAGATGTGCCGCTTTTATATGTATCGCTAAATTTGTAGGCAGACCCAGTTGATGTTTTTAATTGACCGCTAACAGAACCTGTCAGTGTAAAAGAGCTTTGCCCTACAATTGGGTTACCAGAAGAATCTCTAACTACAGAAGAGCATCTAAGTGTCCACCTTTCAGTAGGGGCATTAGAATCTAAAACATCAAGAAGGTTATAATCTCCACAATCTCCAGAGGCCAGTGTACCATTTCCTATATTAGATGTAGAGGAAGAATATCTTTTACCTCCCTGATCGCCTATTGAACTGCCCTGAAGTTCTAAATGTCCATTTTCTATGTCTAATCTATAATCAAAATCAGAATTAAAAGCAGAAGAATCTATTTTTGCTTCAACACCTTGTAGCAAAACTCCATTTAATCTGACCTCTGTCCTTCCACTTACTAGTGGCGCTTCTTGTATTAAAAAATATCTTCCGTCTGGATTTCCGCTTGGGCTAACTGAAGCCACTCCATCTAATCCACTTCCTTGTGCAGACTCAACTAAAGTCTGATCTTTTTTACCTTCACCCATGATGGTAAGTATTCTTAATCCGCCAGGTAATGATACACCTTTAGAAACAACTCTATCTCTAGCAAAAGCTCCAGGTTGAATGTATCCTGATATTCCAGGTATGTTAGCCATTTTAAAACCTCCGATAATTTATTATCAAATCATATGTTTTTTATTAGTATAATATTAATTTGTGTCTGTTAGTTCAACTAGGTCAGAAAACTTATACTTGATTGGAGAGACTGGTCCGTCCTTTATTATAGATGGAGTCTTAGTAGATTCAAAGTAAAAGTTAACTCTTTCTACCAAACTTTCTATTGGGATTTCAACCCTCCATTCTGATCTGCAATTTATTGTAACGCTGTGATTATATATAAAATCATTCGCATAAGGTTCTGCATTTTCTCCAGAAAAATTAAGCGATTTTATAAATAAACCATTTGCCCTCAAATCTCTCCAAGCTCTATATTGAAGCATCATTGTAACTATCTCTGTTAATTCTTCTAGTTCAACCATACTTTCAGCATAAATAGATACATCAAAATTAACCTCCCAAGCTCCATCTAATACTATATGAGTAGGTATATTAACTGTACTCTTTGTTCCAAAATCATCTTCAATTACATCAGTTCTATATTTAGTTGTTTGATTTTGATTAAAAGATATTGGCTTGTAAGATCCGCCAGAATTTTTAACTATTATTGCGGGGAAAAATCTTGCATCATATCTGTATGTATCAGAAATTAGTATTTCAGTACTTAACTCTGTATCTAATTCTGTTCCAGATAGATCTCTTATTAGAGGAAACCCATACTCATCAGATCTATAAGTATAGGTATTGTCAAATGAAAAATAATGTCTAATGGTGTCTATTAAAAGGTTCTTCGGATGATGTATAGCTGAATTTTGGACAATATAGTTGTCTTCAAAAAAATTGGAATAAACCATGTGGTCTGAGTTTGTTCCCATATTTGGATTATTTAGCTTTATCTTCATAGTTTATTCTTCTAATTAGTTCCTTATATTTAAAGTTTTCAATGTTTTGCGCATTATCACAGAAGTCTTTAATTTCTAAAATTACTTTATCAAGTTTTTTTCTATCATTTAAAATATCTTCATTAATAGGAATTACTTTTTTTACAATAAGTTCTATATTATAATCCTCAGTTATGCTTACCTTTCCGCTACAAACTTCAATCGATTCAGAATCTTTAACAACTTTAATATTTTCATCAAAAGATGCCTTCATATACTTTATAAAATTATTAACTGTTTTTTTTGCAATAGAAAAATTATCACCAAGATTAAATTTTACACTAAACATCACCTTACCTCGTATGCATTCATAGTTTTATCTAAAACAATATTTCTTTCTATTGTTTTAAAATTTGAATGATCCATTGTAACCCTGTATCTTCCAGGCGGAAGACGAGCATCCCAATAGCCTTGTTTATCCGTAAGAATGTTTCTTATAACTTTATTATCAAAAC